CATAAGTAGCGGCATCAGTAGCGGCACGAGTAGGAATACTATTTTTTCTTAAATACCAAATTGCTGAAGCAATACCACTTGCTAATCTGCCAACAAATGGACTTGGGACTATAATAACTCTTGGTTCTTTAAGCCCTGAAACTTTGTATAATTCTTTAACAGCATTAGTAAGTTTAACTTTATCAGTTTTACCTGTCTGCATCGCATTTTTTATCCATTTTTTTGCGTGTAAATCTAAAGCCTTCTTTTCTTTAGGAGTTATTCCTCCAAATGCTTTTGTTTTTGTTCTAATTATTTTTTCCATATTTATAATGTTAATTAATCTATGACAGGTTTAAACCCATCAGGAGTAAATTCCTGTTGCTTAATTAATTGATAAACTCCGTCTTTTATCTTACATCCTTTAGGAGAATGTTCGGGGTGAAATAACTTAGTATTCTCGGCTACTAGATAACCAAATGTTTGACCATCTTCTTTTAGATAAATTTTACCTTTATTAAAGGTGTGTGAGTTGGCGTGAGAGCCAGTCATTAAGATATTAGTCTTTGTTTGTTTTAAACATTTTGGGAGAGTGTCTATTTTTAATAGAGCGATTTCACCGTGCCTGTAGGCTTGTTTCATATATTTATTTAAGTGAATTAATATAATCCGTAATGTCCCAAATTCTTTTCCCACTATCATCTACGCAATAAGGAAAGTTAGAACTTGTTTTAACCTCATTAGATTTTACAAAATGTATTTTAAGGTCATACAAGAATCTCCCCACACCCCATTTAACCGCCGCTCTTTTAAAAGCGTCAGAAGCTTCTCCTTTTTCTTTGTCAACATTACTTTCAATTCCGCAATCCCATTTCCATATCCACTCATCTTTAACTTTAATTCCTATCCCTGCGTAGACATTTCCTTTAACCTCTTTGTAATCGTCTTGCCAGTTTTCCGCTCCGACTGCTTCGTCTAAAAGTCTTTGGACATCTCTTGAATCAATATAAGCGATACATTGTGCCATTGGCTTGTTCTTAGAAAATGATTGAACTCGCCATTTATAGGGAATTGTTTTTTTTAAATCACTTATCATATATTTTTATTTATTAAGTAAAACTCTTTTTTATCTATCTCTCTGCTTTTAATTCCTAAGATATCCTTAATGATAGAGATACTTTCTTCTTTACTCTTGTAGTAAAATCTTGATTCATTAGGAGTTAAGATGTTTTCTGATAAAGCTTTAAGATACCATAATTGTTTATCTGTTTTTCCTTCTAAGTCTTTAGGAGAGATTACTCTGTCTAAAGCTTCGGTAAGTTGTATTGCTAGTTCCATATATTAATCGTTTAATTCACACTCTTTATTACACTTAGAGCAAATATATATAGGGGTGGGGTCGTGGTGGTCGTTGCTTTCCTTAAAATCTTCTATTGGCGTTGAGTGACAACAAGTTGATGTATGCTCAAAAGTTTCCTTAGTCCCAAGCATTTCTTCTAAGTTATTTATAAGTAAAGACATATAAAGAAAGTTAAAGTTACTAAAGCTAAAGTGATGTAGAACCATTTATCTTTTACTTCCATATCCCAGTTAAATGTTTCTTTCTTCCAAAATTGATATTGACGTTTCATATTGTTATATATATTTATTATAGAGCCCTGAGATAAGGGAGGAGCGAATATACTTAATGTTTCCACCGATATTGTTTCCGCCTTATCTCTAGGCTTATATAAGTATATTACACCCTGGTTAAATATTTGTCAAGTCTTTTATCAACAAGTAAATATGCGTTTTTATTGGTGTTTTTAAAGATTTACAAAAGTTATACACAGAAACAAAACCGAAACTAATAATCTGTCATATTTATTTTCCCCCATAGATTTCTCTAGGAAAAGTTCCAGGAGTTTCTACAGATTTATAGTAAGTTAATTTCTTCTCCATTAAGTCTAAGAGGTCTTTACTTTTAATCGTGTGTTCATTCTCGGTCATAAACTTAACGATTCCCTCTATCATCGACTCAATAGCTCTAATGCGTTCTTTTTTTGAAAATATTTTTAAGTCCATATTAGTCTTCTTTTAAAAGTTTTACATATCCTTCACGATTCATTTTGTTTTCTAGTTCTAATTTTTCAAATCCTAACTCTGGTTCGTCATACTTGTTTTTTACTTCAGGATAGTAGTTTAAGTCTACCTTAATGCTTTGGTCGTTCTCTAGTACCCATTGGTTGCGTTTAAATGGGTCAACACACCATTGTCCGTCACTATTCTGCTTCCTAAGTGATAATTCCTTCTTAGCCACTCCTAGAGGCAACACAGATGTTATAGATGAGATGTTAATTAAACCTCCTAAGCTTGGCAACTGGACTAAGCCACTTTTCCCAGACAAAAGGTTAGCTTCTTCTTTTGGGACTTCAAAGGTGTCCCCATTCATTAGTTTGATTTGATAAATCATATTTTTAAAGATTAAATATTGGAGCTTGACCTTTAACAGGTTGTTGCTCTTGTTTATAAAAAATTAATAACTTAGCTAACTTAGTTTTTAACTCGTAAGGAGTGGTGATAACAGGAGCAAACTTTTTACCTTGAATTGAGAAAGCATAATTAATTGTGTTAAGTGATTTTTCTAGTCCGTATTTTTCAACTAGCCATTTCGCAGCTGAGCGTTCTGTCTTATTACCAAAGTTTAAACCAGTATTACCTAAGTCGTAAAATGATTTCATTACTTGACTGACACCATCTTCTATTGGTTCTATAACCTGCGAACTTGGTTCGCTAGTAATAGTATTATAAACATTCTTATCATTCTTATCATTCTTGTATGTGTCGGTTTGTTGTCGGTTTGTTGTCGGTTTGTTGTCCAAGATTTGAAAGCTATCCCATTTAAGTACCGTAATTACTCGGTGTTTCGTTGTTTTTTGTTGTCGGACTTGTCCCATTTTTACCATTACCCCAATTAGACCCTCTATTGTAGTTTCTGGTATTCCAGTTTGCTCACTCAAAGACTTTCTTCCTGTCAGAATTTGACCTGGTTGTAAAATTTCTTCCTTGCCATTCCAAAGGAATTTAGTTTCTTTATGATTAGCCATTAAGAGTAAAGTAATCCAAAGACAAAAATAGTTAGGCTTATTATGAAACGAGCTTTCTAATAACTGTCTATGAATTTTTACATATCCTTGCGACATATTACTATTATATAATTTTATTCATTAGCGGTCAAATACCTTTTTCTTAATCTTAGACATTTTTGTTCGGTATCTATTTCTTTCAATAGCACATTCTCTACAATATTTTGCGTTGCCGACATTAACGTAAATAGTTTTGCCACATTGTTGACATTGAATATAACCAACAAACTTATTTGCTAAAAGATGGTTATTGTTTCCGAGATACCAATTAAGCTCCCAACCAGTTTTAGAACAAACTTTATCGTGAGTTTTACAAATCTTATTAATAGTAGTTCCATCTCTTTTCATTTCTATATCACAACCTTTTTCGCTGTGGTGGAAATGTTCGTTTTTAAGGTAATCTAAATAATAATCAGCGTTAAACATATCCTCCGTAATAGGAACATTTAGCGGATTAATGTCGTTTAAAACATCATTTATTTTTATCATAAGACAAGCATTGTGTTTATATAAAAATATTATCACAGGTAAAATTTAATGTCAATAATAATTATACCGCTTTGTCCCCAATATTAATATATGGTAAAATGTTAACAGGTATGAGAGCAGTAATCACAGAACTAGAAGAAGCTAAACAGCGTATCAGAAATGAAGAACTAGACGCTGACTTTTATAACCACTACACAGATGACAGAATAAAGGAACTAGAAAGATGTATTGAATAATTTAAGAGGTAAAATCTCTTTGATGAATAAAAAAGAAACAACCAAACCCGTTTCGCACCCCTTAAGAAATCATTCCCAGAAGGGGCTTTTGGTTTCTTTAAAGAATAGCACCCAGACAATAAGAAATGAAGTAGTAGCTAGTAAAGGAATGGAAGTGTGGGATGAGAGCTACTTTGAAAAGCAATAATTTTTAAAACCACGCCACTTAAGGAGTCTTTGGCACGGAATGTGTCTGAGTACGTATATACTGACAAGCCAAGTAAGTCCGTTAGAAAGTAATTAATTCTTGTAGGTGGCGTTGTTATGAAAACTAAAACACAACTCAAGATAGGAGGAAAGGTTTTTAAGGTTGAATACATTAAAGGTCTAGCTGATTACGGAAGCACAGATTTTTTTAGACAAACGATACTGATAAAGGAAGATATGACTGATGATAATAAAATATCTGCAGTCTTACACGAAATCCTAGAAATTACAAATGAGGCTAACGACCTAGACCTAAAACACCAAACGATACAAACAATAGAGGCAAATCTATTTCAAATATTTAAAGATAACTTTTCATAAAATGTTAAAAGCAATAAAAGCTAAGAGAGCTAAGAACCAAGCTATAAGGAAAGAAGCTACTCAAATCTTTCATAAGATAGGAACTAAAGCTAAAGATGGTTCTATAATGAAACCTAACGCAGTCGGAACTCCTGCTAGAGTAAACAGAGAGTTTAAAAAGATTTATAAACAGGTAAAGAAAGCAAAGAAATAGGATGTTAAAGTGTAATCACAATTATAGATACTGTCCTAACTGTGGGGCTAAGTTATGTTTAGGAGAATGTCAAAGCTGGACTGAAGGTAAGCACTTTCTTGATTGGAATGACTTTACCTTAGATAGTAAGTTTGAGTTATGCCAGTTCTGTAAGATAAAGATAAAAGAATTTTTAAATAAATAAAATGGCAGAAGTAGGTAGACCACATATAGTAGACGATGAAGTCCTACAAAAATTAGAGGAGGCTTTTTTAAATGGAGCAACCGATAGACAAGCGGTATTCTTGGCTAATATTTCGGAAGGAACTTTATATAATTACATTAAGGATAATCCTGACTTTGGAGAGCGTAAAGAATTATTAAAGCAACAGACCGCTTATAGAGCAAAACAGGTAATAAAAGAGGCTATTGAAATTAAAAATGATAAAGAAACTGCTAAATGGTATTTAGAAAGAAAAGATAAAGACTTTAAACAAAAGACAGACATTACAAGTAACGATGAGGCATTACAACCAGTCCTAGTAAAATTCTTAAATGGAAACAACGATTCAAATACCACAGGAGTTCAAGCCCCTGTTTGATAAAGACTGGAGAGAGGCAGCAGTATATGGTGGGCGGTTTTCTCTTAAATCTCATACAGTCGCAAGAATACTTTTAATACGTGCTAGACAACAGAAATTAAGAGTAGCTTGTTTTAGAGAGTTTCAAAACTCAATCGCTGACTCATCTTACCAATTACTATCTGACCTTATAAAAGAATACGGATTAAAGGATTTTAAACTTACCAACAACTCAATCATAAATACTGTAAATGGTTCTGACTTTATCTTTAAAGGTTTGTGGAATAACGAGCAGAGCATTAAATCTATTGAAGGTATTGATATAGCTTGGGTAGAGGAAGCTCAGACCGTATCAGAAAAGAGTTTAGAAGTTCTTACCCCTACTGTTAGAAAAGATGGCTCGCAAATCATTTACACTTACAACCGATTACTAGAGGAAGACCCAGTTCATAAACGATTAGTCTTAGAGGGAAGACCTAATACCTTAATCATAAATGTAAATTACGACATAGCCCTCAAATACGGAATGATGCCTGAGGTTATCAGGTTAGAAATGGAAGATGATAGAGATAGACGACCTGCTCTATATAAACACAAGTGGTTAGGTGAGCCTTACTCATTAGAGAGAAAGATTTACAGAGATTGGGCTTTCATTGACTCAATACCACACGAGGCTAGATTAGAGAGATACGGTGTAGACTTTGGATATTCTAATGACCCCACCTCAATCGTGGCTATTTATAAATACAACGGAGGGTTTATTCTCGATGAGATAACCTACCAAAAAGGGCTATCTAATAAGCAGATAGCTGATGTCCTAAAGAATGTAGATAACGCCTTAGTAATAGCTGACTCGGCAGAACCTAAAAGCATAGATGAAATACGAAACTATGGAATAAATATTTTACCTTGCGTTAAAGGAAAGGACTCAATTAATCAGGGTATTCAATACGTTCAAGACCAAAAGATAAGTGTCACCTCAAGAAGCCACAACATCCATAGAGAATATAAAAACTATTTTTGGCAGATGGATAAAAGTGGAAAGATAATCAATGTCCCAGAGGGAGGATTTGACCACTCAATGGATGCGATTAGATACGGGCTTGATTCATATCAACCAAGAACAAACATTTTTAACGGACTTACCCCGATAAAATCATTTAGATAATATGGAAAACAAAGACATCTCTACTGTAGTAAGAGGGATAATCAACAGCTCAAAGTCTGACAACATTGAGTTTGTAGAGGGTTCGGAAGATATCCGCCCGATTCTTTTTAACCAAAGAGAAACAATTAGGAGAATAAACTTCTATCTGAACGACAAGTTCTTAGAGAGAGAAGATGGTATTTTCTGGAATATAATTAATCACCGCATTACCCATTTTGGAAAGCTTATTTCCCCCGATACAAAAGACTTCTATCCTTACGGGTTGGGAGAGATGAATTTCTGGCAGGCTTGGGCTTTAAGAAAGAAAGTAAGAGAATGGTTTGACGATAATGCTTTCTATCAAATCTTAAACGACTTAGCAGAGGGGTTGTCAACTTATGGCTCGGTAGTTTGGAAAA